GCCAAGAGAGATCTTCGTGAGATCGGTGACTGGATGCTGGCATGGAATGTTGCCAACGGACTCCGTCAATACAAGTTCCAATACGCTGCGGTCGTTGCCGACATTGCTGACTGGTATCCTGAGTACTGCAACCTCGACAGTCCATTCTACTATGGTACGAATGCCGTCGAGTGTATCTCATACTTGGCCAACAATACCGGCAGGTTGAAGCAAGAAGTATTCCTTGACAAAGTGATGGAGAAGATTTATGCAGACACAGGTGCGTTCCCCTACAATGCAGAAGATGTATGTTGCGACTTTATCAGATGGGTCGAGAACTATGTCAAGCCAGGATCGGACTACGACCATCTCTGTTTCGACTCCGTCTGGTCTTCCTGCAAAATTAAAGATCACCCGTATGGGCGTCAACGTGCGATGTTGGATCTCGGACTCGTCAGGACCTTTAATGGTATGACGTCTCATCCATCCGACGATACTATCATTAAGGCTGCCGGTATATCGGTTGACCAATATAAAGAAATGGTGAGGGCACTATGAGTCATGATAAACATGTAACCGATGGTTACAATCAGGATGTTGGTTATCGTTCTTGGGAAGAGGCCAAGGACTATTATCTGAATCTTGCTGCTACATGGACTGATCCTTATCCGGATCCGGTTGTGACTGTACATGACGGCGTGCGTTGTGTTCGTGATGATCTTATTACAGGAACTAAGGTTCGTGGTGGTGACTGTCTGATGTCACGAATCAATCAGTCGACTATTGTATACGTCCAACCACGTACGGGTCTGGCCGGTGTGTCTATCCTTGATGTTGCCAAACGTTATGATAAGAAGGTGAAGTTGTTCATGCCTTCTGCTCAACGTATCTCACACCATCAGGCATGTTGTATTGAGCAAGGAGCCGAGGCATCGTTCCATCGTATTGCTGCAATGCCGAATCTGAACAAGATTGCCAAGGACTGGGCAGATTCACAAGATGATGCATTCTTTGTTCCGCTTGGTCTGAAGCACGAACTCGTAACTGCTGGCATCGTCAAGGCAGCATCAAAGATTCCTGCACCTGATGAAGTTTACGTAGCCATCTCGACCGGTGTTCTTTCACGAGCGATGCAGATTGCATGGCCGAATGCCAAGTTCCACTCGGTTGCCGTATCACGTAACCTGAAGGCTGGCGAACTTGGTCGGGCTGATGTCATCTCTGAACCAATGGCATTCCAACAAAGCGAGAAGCCAGAGAATCTGCCACCGTTTCCATGCATAGATACATATGATGGTAAGGTATGGAAGTACATTCCCAAGAATACCGGCCGCAACATCTTGTTCTGGAATGTCGGCAAAGAGCCAACGCTCAACGATCCTACCATCTATGATCGCGTAAATAGTTACCGTGATTGGCCAAAAAACGATGTACATTATGCCACACTTGATATATAAGGGATAATATGAGCATACTAATTACATCCCCATTTACCCACATATCGTCTAACATCCACTCGCATCGTGCAGCCCAGGCGGCAATCTATGCAGACCAGTTAGAGGATGCTGGATACACTGTACATCTAGATCGTACTGGTGACATCCATCCTGATATCAATTCATTCGATACTATTTGTGTCTACCATGGCAATGACTGGGGTGGATCTCTCAACCTATTCGGTGGAATGAAGAACTACGGTAACATTGACAATCTGATTCGCTACTCACAATTTAAGGGTATTGTGAAATCGTTGTGGATAGATCATCCTAAATATTCTGAGATGCTTGAGCCACGTATGAAAGGTGAGATCCATCCTGACTGGGCAAAAGTCGACTGGGAAAACCTGAAGCGTATCGAGAATACTGCTGTGACTCTTAAGCAGTTGACTCCGACAACTAAGGTAGTTGCAGGTGATAGTCATGCTATCTGCATGTATCGTCCAGGTTGGTTTGTCAACTCGGTACCTTTCAAGACTCTGCACGGTGCACTTAAAGAAGGACTAAGTTCCTTTATCAGACCACATCATGAGATTGCCGAGTTCTACTTTGGCAACATCGATGTGCGCCACCACTTGATGCGTCAGTCAAATCCTGAAGAGGCAACTCGGGATCTTGCTAAAAGATACTACGAGCAATTGTCTCAACTAGATCTGGCCAAGGTCTATGCATACGAACTGCTTCCTATTGAGAATGAGTCACGTGCACTTCCAAAGACTGGTTACTATAAGGGTATACCGTTCTACGGTTCATGGGAAGATCGTAATAGATGCCGTCTGATCTTCAAGAATGAGATGAAGAAACTTTGTGCACAAGGCAGTGTCAACTTCATTGAGTGGACTGACTACCTAAAGAATGATAAGGGTGAACTGGACTTTGCTCACATGGAGAAGCCAAAGTCTGTCCATCTTTCCCGTGATTCGTATCCGCATTGGCAAGGTCGTAAGTGGAGTGGCCTGTCAGAAAATAAACCATCAACACTTGAGGACTTTTTTATATAATGGCAAAAATCGAGTATAAATACAATGAAGGCGAATCTCTCAAAGAGATTCAGTCTTACGTCGATGCTACGTACGATCAGCATTATTCCCGAAATAAATTTCAAGCAACAGAATTCATCATTGACGCCGGTCATGGGACTGGTTTCAACATTGGGAATATGATGAAGTACACGCAACGTTACGGTCGCAAGGGCGATCCAGCCGAATGGCGCAAAGACCTTATGAAGGTTATCCACTATGCAATTATGCAACTCCACGTCCATGACACAGAAAATAAGGATTAATTATGGGAATTGAAATTAACGTACCAATTGAAAAGCTGCGTGAGCGAAAACTATTCATTGCAGCTCCAATGTATGGCGGTCAATGTGCCGGTATGTTCACACGGTCGATTGCTGACCTATCGGCTCTTTGTACCCATTATGGAATTCAGGTAAGATTCTACTTCCTGTTCAACGAGTCGCTGATTACTCGTGCACGTAACTACTGTGCTGATGAGTTCATGCGTTCGGGTGATACTCACTTGATGTTCATTGACTCTGATATTGGCTTCAATGCCAACGACGTGATTGCTCTGCTTGCTCTACAATCAGAAAATCCAGAAGATGATGATTACGATATCATTGCCGGTCCTTATCCAAAGAAGTGCATCAGCTGGGAAAAGATCAAGATGGCAGTTGATAAGGGCTTTGCTGATGAAGATCCTAATACTCTTGAAAAGTATGTAGGTGACTACGTCTTCAATCCAGCTGGTGATAAAGCTGAGATTCCACTTGGCGAACCAGTCGAAGTTCTTGAAGCTGGTACCGGATTTATGATGATCCGTCGTAATACCTTTGACAAGTTTGCTGAAGCATATCCTCAGCAGATGTACAAGCCCGACCACGTTCGCACTGAGCACTTTGATGGTTCACGTGAGATCATGGCGTTCTTTGATACGCCTATCTGCCCAGATACTAAGCGTTACCTATCTGAAGACTATATGTTCTGTCAGTGGACACGTAAGGCTGGTATGAAGGTATGGTTCTGCCCATGGATGCAACTACAACACGTCGGCATGTATGTCTTCGGTGGTAGCCTTGTTGACTTGGCCCAGATCGGTGCTGCAGCCACGGCTGACGTTGGTCAAATAAAGAAGAAAAAGTAAAATAGTGATGTACACTTATCCGCAGTCATGCTATACTGGTAAATGACTGCGGATAAGTCATTTTAACATGGAGATATATTATGAAACTGAATTCGAATACTACGCAAATACTTAAGAACTTCTCGTCTATTAATCAGAACATTATGATTAAGCAAGGCAACCAAGTACGTACCATCTCGCCTACCAAGTCTGTTCTTGCTCGTGCATTCCTCAATCAAGAATTCGATTCAACATTTGCAATCTACGACCTCAGCCGTTTCCTCGGTACAGTCTCACTATTCAATGAGCCTGAACTGACCCTTAAGGATTCGTATGTTGAGATTGCCGAGGGTGGCAATAAGTTCAAGTATGCATTCAGCGATCCTTCGCTCATCATGGTTGCTCCTGACAAGGAGATTGAACTGCCTAATCCTGAAGTACGTTTCACTCTGACTGAAGATGCTCTTAACCGTGTCATGAAGGCATTGAGTGTATCACAACTTCCTGACATTGCAGTGACCGGTATCGAAGGTCGTATCCTGTTGCAGGCTGTTGATACAAAGGGTGCAACGAATGACTCGTTCAGCGTTGAGGTCGGTGAGACTGATGCAAACTTCCGTATGGTATTCCGTTCGGATAACATCAAGTTGATTCCTGGCAAGTATGACGTATCCATCTCGTCAAAGGGCTTAAGCCACTTTAAGGGTGAAACTGTAGAATATTGGATTGCCGTCGAGTCTAACTCCAAGTACGACGGATAAATAAGTGCTGGTGACCGGCCACCATAAGATGCCAGCGTGTAGAATGCAGCGGTCGATACGTAAAGGCGACACCGGATCTCGTAACCGGTATTTTATTGTGATGGAGATTATATTATGCTTGAAGAATTCCTCTGGGTTGAGAAATACCGTCCTAAGACTATCACGGACACTATCCTTCCCACACATCTGAAGACTGTATTCCAACAGTTCATCGATCAAAAGAATATCCCTAACCTCATCCTGTCTGGTTCTGCTGGTGTCGGTAAGACAACAGTGGCCAAGGCCATGTGTGAGGAACTGGGTTGTGACTATATCGTTATCAACGGTTCTATGAACGGTGGTATCGATACACTACGTAACGACATTGCTCGTTTCGCCTCCTCCATCTCTCTATCTGGTGGTCGTAAGTATGTTATCCTCGATGAGGCTGACTATCTTAACGCACAGTCTACCCAACCGGCTCTCCGTAACTTCATGGAAGAGTTCTCGGCAAACTGTGGTTTCATCCTGACCTGCAACTTCAAGGATCGTATCATCGAGCCGTTGCAGTCACGGTGTTCGGTCATCAACTTCAAGATCTCTAAGGCAGAGATGGCAGCCCTCGCAGCTCAGTTCATGAAGCGAGTGGTTGTTATCCTCGAGAAGGAGAATGTGCCGTTCGAGAAGGCGGTTGTTGCTCAGGTCCTGACCAAGCACTTCCCCGACTGGCGTCGTGTTCTCAATGAACTCCAGCAGTATTCGGCTACTGGTAACATTGACTCGGGTATTCTATCCAACTTCTCAGACAATGCACTTGCCAAACTCATCGGCTATCTGAAGGATCGTAACTTCAGTGCAATGCGTAAGTGGGTTGCAGAGTCTGACATGGATACGACCGAGTTCTTCCGTGCCTTCTTTGACAAGGCGGAGGACTATATAAAGCCTGACTCCATACCGGTATTAGTCCTCCACCTTGCAAAGTACCAGTATCAGAATGCATTCGCAGCTGATCCTGAAATCAATCTGACTGCCTGTCTCACTGAAATCATGGCGGACTGTGAGTTCCTATGACCTGGTTCAACCGGAACAAAACATGTGCCGTGTGTGAAGATAAGTATCTCAAGAGTGTACCGTTCCATGAAATGCGGTTGAATACCGATGATGGAATAGTCTCTCTTGAGATCTGTGAGAAATGTGCAGACTTCTTTGATAAGTCTGCCGAATTGACTATGAAGGGCAAGAGACAGGATGACCCCATTTGATTTTGTAAACTCAATCAACTCTTCTAAGAAGAATCTTATGAAGGGTACCGAGAATGACCAGTTAGCAGAGAAAAGCTACAACGCATTCATTACCAATAAGTCACTATCCTACTTCCAGGATACCATCCAACTAGCCAACATGATGAACTGTAATCATGCTCTGGATAACAAGTTGCAATATTCGTTTCTAATAAATATTGTACGACCCAGTAAGCGGTATTCAAAATGGGTGAAAAAAGATAAGGATAGTGATTTAGAACTGGTAATGTCTTACTACGGCTACAACCGTCAAAAGGCCAAAGCCGCAATTAAGTTACTTTCCCCGGATCAAATGAAAACAATAAAAAATAAACTTGATAAGGGTGGAGTTAGAAATGAACGTAGTCGATAGTTTAATTGAAGTAAAGCTGGGTGAGGAAGACGATTTCCTTAAAGTCCGTGAAACGCTGACACGTATCGGTGTCGCATCACGCAAAGACAAGACGCTATACCAATCATGCCATATCCTGCACAAGCAGGGCAAATATTACATTGTGCACTTCAAAGAGCTCTTTGCTCTGGACGGTAAGCCATCAAACTTCTCAGATGAAGACAAAGGCCGTAGAAATGCAATCACAAATCTCCTGGTTGACTGGGAACTGATTAAGCTAGCCGAGGAAGGTTCGACTGATGAACCGTTGACTCCATTAAGCCAGATCAAGATCCTTCCGTTCAAGGAGAAAGATGAATGGAATTTGGTGACCAAGTATAATATCGGTCGCAAAAAATAAGATTGTACAAATATCGATAGCTATGGTAGAGTGGTCTTTCAACTAGGAAAGGTTCTCTATCATGGCTATTTTTTATGACACCGGATCGGCAAAAAACTCGGACTTCAATCCGTCTTTAATTCATCGTCTTAATCCGAACACGCAATGGGCTAACCATTCGTACAATTACATCGCGCTCGAACACATCGCCAAAGCCTCAACCGACTTCAACGAACGGCAACAGGCTCGGAAAGAACTCGAGATCGCCGAACGCAAAATGAAATTCTGGTCTCGTCACCCTGACTTCGACGACTCCATTGCATACTCATTCCGTAAAAAATTCTACCGTTTCTAATCAAAATTAAATGCGCTCGGATTGATTCTGGGCGCATTTTTTTATGTACATTATTTTGAAAAGAGATTATACTGAGTATATGATGATGAAAAGGAAAAATGATATGAAAACGTATGAACAGGTAGTTCAACACGCTGTCTT